GCGTACAAGCCGGATAAGGTCCTGCACTTCGCGCTAAACCCGGACAGCCTCTACCCGTGGCGCGGGACAGGGTACCGCGTGTCCCTGGCCGCCGTGGCGGATAATCTGAAACAGGCGTCCGCAACGCAAAAAGGATTCCTGGAGAGCAAGTGGAAACCATCGTTGATCGTCAAGGTAGATGGCATGATTGAGGAGTTTTCCAGCCCAGAGGGACGGAGAAAGCTGTTGGAATCCTACGCCATGAGCGGAGAGGCCGGGGAGCCCTGGCTGATCCCCGCCGAGCAATTCTCCGTGGAACAGGTGAAGCCCCTGACCCTGTCGGACCTGGCCTTGGACGCCATGGTAACCCTGGACAAGCGGACGGTCGCCGCTGTTTTGGGCATTCCGCCCTTTGTGTTGGGGGTGGGAGACTTTAACCGGGACGCCTGGAACAATTTCGTAAATACGACCATCATGCCCCTGGCCCGGCTGATCGAGCAGGAGCTGACCAAAAAGCTGTTGGATGCCCCGGATTTGTTCTTTCGGTTTAATAGTTGGAGCTTGTACAGCTATTCCGTGACAGAGCTTGTTTCCGCTGGATCGGAGATGGTGGACCGGATGGCCCTGCGCCGGAATGAGTGGCGCGGCTGGCTGAACCTTCCCCCGGACCCGGAAATGGCGGAACTGTTGGCTCTGGAAAACTATTTGCCCGCGGATCGTTTGGGGGATCAGGGGAAGTTGGTACAAGGAGGTGAGCAGAGTGGAGCATAGATACCTTCCCATGGAGAACATGACCACCCGGGAAGAGGGGGATGAACTCTATCTTGAGGGATACTTCGCCGTATTTAACGGGGTGTACGAGCTGTGGCCCGGTGCCACGGAGAGCATTGCACCAGGCGCTTTTGATGACAGTGTGGGGGATGACGTCCGCGCGTTGTTCAACCACAATACGGACCTGGTTCTGGGTCGGACCTCCGCCGGTACGTTGGAGCTGCGGCAGGATGCCCACGGCCTGTGGGGCCGGGTGAAGATCAACCGGGAGGACACGGACGCCATGAACGCCTACCGGCGGATTGCCCGGGGCGATATCACAGGCTGTTCCTTTGGCTTTGACGTGACCGCCCAGGAGACGGACTACCGGGACGACGGGACGGTGCATTGGACCCTGACCCGTATTTCCCCGCTGTATGAAGTTTCCCCCTGTACCTTCCCCGCCTACCAGGATACCACGGTATCCGCCCGGAAGCGGGACCTGGACGAGATCAAGCGGAAGCGGGCCGAGGTGTGGAAGCACCAGGCGTTGGAGCGATTGCATGGTACTCAGTGAGACAGCAAGAAAAGCCATAGAGGCCATCCTCTCCAAGGGGGAACGGGTGGAACTCGTTCCCGTCAAGGACGGCGTAAAAATCTATGAGGTCAAACGCCGGGAGGCCGCGATGGATACGAATTAAAAACAACTTTGGAAAGCCGGATAAGGAAACCGGGAGACCTTCCGCCTCCTCCTGATTGGAGCCGCATAACAAAACAGCGATTCCCGCGTCTAAGCGTTGATGCGGAAGAGCCGAGCGTGGCTGACTACCTGTGTGGTAGTTGGTCACGCTTTTATTTTTTACCCGAAAGGAGACAACCAGATGCTTAAAGTTTTGATGCTCAAGCGCTCTCTGGACGCCAAGCGTGCCGAGTTGGCGGACCTGGAGCGCAAGGACGAGAGTTTTCAGACCCGGGAAGCCGAGCTGGAAACCGCCATCAACGAAGTAGAACCCGGCAACGCCCAGCAGGAAGCCGCCGTTAACGCCGAGATCGAGGCATTTGAGGCGGACAAGTCCGCCCACGACACCGCCAAGGAATCCCTGCGCGGTGACATTGCATCCCTGGAGGCCGAGCTGGAGGAGCTGGAGCGGAATGCTCCCAAGCCCCCTGCCGCCGAAGAAACAAAATCCAAAACCATTGAAAAGAGAGGTGTAGCTACCATGCCTACCATCAACATCCGGTCGCTGCCCATGAGCCAGCGGGCCTTTGACGCCCTGCCCATGGAGCGCAGAGACGCCATGCTTTCCTCCTCCGAGGTGACGGACTTCCTGGGGCAGCTTCGCGCCATGAAGGGGCAGAGCCGCAGTATCACCGGCGCGGAACTGACCATCCCCATCGTTTTCCTGGAGCTGATTTCCGAGAACATGTACCGCTATTCCAAGCTCCTGAACCGGGTGCGCGTCCGCAATGTGACCGGCGAGGCCCGGCAAACCATCGCGGGCACTGTCCCCGAGGCCGTGTGGACGGAGATGTGCGGCGCGATCAACGAGCTGTCCTTCTCCTTCCACCAGATTACCGTGGATGGCTATAAGGTGGCTGGCTTTGTCCCCGTCTGCAACGCCCTGCTGGAGGACAACGACATCAATCTGGCCTCCTGGATCGTGGAAATGCTGTCTGAGGCCATCGGCCTGGCCATGGACAAGGCCATTCTGTACGGCAAGGGCAGCGCGTCCAAGATGCCCCTGGGCATTGTCACCCGACTGGCGCAGCAGAGCAAGCCCGGGGACTACCCCGCAAACGCTCCCGCTTGGGAGGACCTGCACACCTCCAACGTGATCAAGATCACCGATGCCGCTGCGACCGGGGCTGCGTTCTGGGCTGCGCTGATGGAGGCCACGGGTGCCACCTACACCCGCTACAATCGCGGCAATCTGTTCTGGGCCATGAACAGCAAGACCTATTCCAAGCTCAAGTCCAAGCTCATCACCTTTACGGCCACCGGTGACATCGTTGCCAACCTGTTTGGTACGCTTCCGGTCGTGAACGGGGACATTGATATTCTTGAGTTTATTCCTGACGGAGATATCATCGGTGGCTACGGCGACCTGTATCTGCTGTCTCAGCGTTCCGGCATGACCATCGACAGCTCCACCGAGGTGCAGTTTATCCAGGACAACACTGTCTTCCGCGCGAAGCAGAGAGCGGATGGTCAGCCCATTATCCCCAAGGCCTTTGTGGCCATCAACATTGAGAACAAGGCCGTGACCACCGCCATGGACTTCGCAGCAGACACCGCCAACGATGCCCAGCTGACCGCACTGAGCGTGGAAGGCGTGACGCTCAGCCCTGCCTTTGCCGCCGACCAGTACACCTACACCGGCGGTACCGCAGCAAAGAACGCAGGGAAAATTGAGGCCACTTCCTCCCAGCCTGACGCCCAGATTGCCATTGCGGTCAACGGTGAGAACCTGAGAAACGGCGGAACGGGGAAATTCACGGCAAGTGCCTCCAACACCGTGACCGCCACGGTCACCCAGGGCAACGCTGTCCGGGTGTACACGGTGACCTTCACCGGCGCGGCGGGGGATTAACCCATGGAGGTCTCCACTGTTCTGTCCTTGCTCCAGGTGGATTTGGGCGAGCTGTACCCCTCTGAGCAGCGGCTGGCCTATCTCACCCAGGTGATCCGCGCCGCCCAGTCCTTCATGGAAAGGGAGGGCATCTCCCTCAATGACAGCGTGGAGGACTTGCAGTTGGTGGAACTGTACGCCGCCTATCTGGTGCGCAAACGAGCCACCCAAGAGGCCATGCCACGGATGTTGCGGTGGGCCCTCAACAACCGGCTTTTTCACCAAAAAACGCAGTCTGGGGGTGGTCCGGGTGTATGACAGCGGCACGCTGATTCTCCAGCGCGGGGTCAATACGGCCCCGCCTGGGGAAGCGCCGGTGATGGAGCTGTCCACGGTGTGGGAGAGCTATTACGAGGCCCGCACGGTTGGCGTGCAGAGATACTATACCGCCATGGAGCACGCCGCCCAAGCGGACGCGGTGGTGCGTGTGCCCCGTTACTACGGCATAGCCCCCGACACCGACAGGATCACCCTGTCCCCTGTGGATCACAAGGATGCCGGGGTGTATAAGGTCCGCCAGGTGCAGCACGTCATGGATAACGACGGACTATCTGCCACAGACATCACGTTGGAAAGGACGGGAGCGTTGGATGGAAGCACTTAAACAGGCCCTGCTTGCCCTCACGCACAACGTGTACAACTTCACGGTTGCTCCCGGCACCGCTCCGCCCTATCTCGTGTGGCAGGTAGACGGGGGGAACGACCTCAGCGCGGGGAACGGCCACGTCGAGACTGCTGCCGTGGTGATTGTGGACTTGTTCACCAAGCAGGCCGCAGACCCGCTTGCCCAGTCTGTCCCGCGGGCCATGGAGGGGATTGGCGCAAGCTGGTATCTCAACTCCACGCAGTACGAGACAGAGACGGGACTATACCACTATGAGTGGTACGTGGAGGTGGTGTGAGTGCCCAAGATACAGCTTAAGGGCCTGGATGATACCGTGTTTGTCCTCAACCGGCTGACCGACAAGTCAGAGGGGGTTATAAAGCGCGCGATCTACGACGGCGCGGGGATATTGGCTGACGCGGTCCGCGCCAACATCGACA